ATTCAATGCAGATAGAACCACAGGAAAACTAGACATATCTCTTACAGGAGCTCAAACAGCTGCAATATCACAGGGTAGATATGTCTATGATGTTCTTATAACATCTGGTTCGGGTGGAAAGACTAGAGTGGTTGAAGGTATTACAACTTTTAACCCTAGAGTGACACAATAACATGGGATTAAATGCAACAGTAAAATCCCCAGCCGTTATATCTGGATCAACGACAACTGGTGAACAAGCAAAAGTAACCAGAATGGTTGTGCCTGGAATTAAGGGTGCAGATGGAGATATTACATGGCAAGGTGAATGGAGTTCTAGTACTACATATACTGCAAATGAATCAATACAGTATAATGGTAGTTCATATGTTTGTTTGCAGGGAAATTCTAATTTAATTCCCCCTGACAATACTAGTGCTTGGTCACTAATGGTATCTAAAGGTGATATAGGAGCTACTGGCGCAGTTGGAAGCGCAGGATCAGTTACTATTGGAACAACAACTACAGGATCGGCTGGTGGTAACGCATCAGTAACCAATAGTGGTACATCTAGTGAGGCAGTTCTAAATTTTAATATTCCTAAAGGTGTTTCTGGTGCAACTGGTATTCAAGGCCCACAAGGTCAAACTGGAGCAACTGGAGCAACTGGTACAGGAGCTACTGTTAGTATAAATTCTGTAAGTACTTTAGCAGAAGGTGCAAGTGCAACAGTTACAAATATAGGAAGTACTACAGCTGCAGTTTTTAATTTTGGAATTCCTATGGGTCAAACAGGGGCTCAAGGAACATTCAGATGGAAAGGTGCATATAGTAATACTTACACTTATGGTGTAAATGATGTAGTATATTATAATGGTTCTTCTTATGTAAATGTTCAAGGAACTGTAGGTAATGTACCTACAAATACTACATATTGGGAAAAAATGTCATCTGCTGGTGCAGAAGGTGGTGCTATTGCATCTATGGAAGATACAAATATTGCCAATAATCCAACTGATGCAGCTATTATAATGTTTAATGACTCTAACGATAAATGGGAAGATAATAATGTATTCGGTTCAAATCGAAATGCTTTACAATTAGACGGAGGAACATTTTAAAGGTAAAAAATGGCAACAACAATTAAAATAAAAAGAGGGGCCGCAACCTCTGAAACAGCTCCTAGTCAATTAGCTGCAGGAGAACTTGCAGTTACTTATGGTGACGCGTCCGCATATAATAATGGTGGAGACAGATTATATATAGGAAACTCAACTGCGGGAGCAAACCTAGTTATAGGTGGTAAGTATTTTGCAGATTTATTAGACCATGCTCCAGGCACACTTACTGCAAGTTCTGCATTGATTTCAGATGCAAATAGTAAACTGGACAACCTCAAGGTAGACCATATAGACCTTAATGGAAGTGCAATCACCACAACAAACACAAATGGTGATTTAGACATAACACCTCATGGAACTGGTGTAGTAAATTTTAAGGGTGATGGTTCTAGTACTGTAGGAACAATAAAAATCTTTAGTGAAACAAATGCAAAGTCGGTTACAATTAAGGCCCCTGCAAATGCGGATCTAACCACACATACTTTGACATTACCAGTAAATGATGGTGATTCAAATAATATGTTGATTACAAATGGAAGTGGTGTAATGTCATGGGCAGCTGGAGTTAGTGCAACAACTGGTTCATTCTCTGGTAACGTAACTTCTACAGGAAATACTGCTGGAAACGTACAAGTTGGTATTACCGCAGACAACGAAATAGACACTAGTTCTGGAAACCTGACAATAGATTCTGCTGGTGGAACAGTAACGATTGATGACAACTTAACTGTTTCTGCAAGTAAGACAATCGATATGGGTGCTAACAGAGTAACCAATCTCGCAGATCCTACAAGTGCCCAAGACTCTGCAACTAAAGCTTATGTTGATGCAGTTAAACAAGGACTTGATGTAAAAGATTCAGTATCGGTTGCAACTACTGCGGATGTTTCCTCATGGACATACAATAATGGAAATGGAACATTAACCGCTTCAGGAAATGGTGCAGTATCACTTGATAGTATAGCACTTACTGCAAATATGAGAGTACTTGTTAAAAACCAAGACCCTGCAACAGAAAATGGAATTTATTATGTATCTACTTTAGGTACAGGAAGTGCAACACTAGTTCTTACAAGAGCTACAGATGCAAATACTGGTGCAGAACTTTCAGGTGGAACATTCGTTTTCGTGGAACAAGGAACAGTAGCTGCAGAAAATGGATATGTATTCACTCATAATGGAGATGCAACATTCGGTACAACTGCATTAACAGTTTCACAATTCTCAGGTGCAGGACAAATCATTGCTGGTACTTCCTTGACTAAGACAGGAAATACTATGAATGTTGCAACTGATGGAACTACAATGTTTACTCTATCAGATTCATTGAGTGTACAAAGTTCTGGAACTGCTGGACAAATTTTACGTTCCACAGGAAACACAGGACAGGCTGCAGTTTATGGACAGTTAGACCTTGCAAACTCAAACGCAGTTACAGGAATTACAGCTGTTGCAAATGGTGGTACAGGAAAAAACTCTGTTACTGCACACTTGTTAATGGTAGGAAATGGTACAAGTGCATTTAATACAGTTGCAATAGGAACTTCTGGACAAGCCTTATTAAGTGGTGGTTCAGGATCTAACCCAGCATTTGGAGATATTGATGGAGGTACATTCTAATGGCTACAGTAATTAAATTAAAAAAATCAGAAACAGCATCTTCAGTACCAACTACATCTAATCTTGCAGTCGGTGAAGTTGCAGTTAATACAGCAGACCAAAAAATTTATGTAAGAGACTCTAGTGACAATATTGTTACAGTTGCGAATAAAGGTGAAGAATTAGGAACAGTATTAGCAATGACAGTTGCTTTAGGATAAGGATAATATGGCAATACCAACATCAAAAAGTACATTAAAAGAACATTGTTTAAGAGCATTGGGAAAACCAGTTATTGATATAAATGTTGATCCAGATCAATGTGATGACCGCATTGATGATGCACTTCAATATTTTGCAGAATATCATATGGATGGCGTTGAAAGAATGTATCTTAAATACAAAATGACTTCTGATCAAATTACCAGAGGAGCTACAAATTCAACTACTAATGTTACAGACACAGTAGATAATTCTGGTGGAGCATATTCTTGGTTAGAACAGAAAGTATGGATTCCCCTACCAACTCCTGTAATTTCAGTATTAAGAATATTTCCATTATCAGATCAAGTAACAAGTTCTATGTTTGATTTAAAATATCAAATGAGACTAAATGATTTATGGGATTTTACTTCTACTTCTGTAATTGACTATCAAATGTTACATCAACATTTAGATTTAATAGACCATTTGATGACAGGGGAAGTTCCTATTAGATTTAATCAACATCAAAATAGAGTTTATTTGGATATGGAATGGGAAAATAGTATTCCCGCCGATCAACATCTTGTAATAGAATGTTACAGAAAACTAGATCCTACAGTATATACTGATGTCTATAATGATTTGTTTCTTAAAAAATATGCAACTGCACTTATCAAAAAACAATGGGGTGCAAACTTAATTAAGTTTAATGGTGTAACAATGTTAGGTGGTGTTCAGATGAATGGTGAAACCATTTATACACAAGCTGATGAGGAAATAAAATTACTAGAGGAACAACTACTTAATGGATATGGTTTACCCGCTGATATGATGATAGGATAAAATGCCAACAAATGTATACTTCAATACAGGCACAACTGCCGAACAGAGACTATATGAGAATCTAATTATCGAACAACTTGCGGTATTTGGACAGGATGTATATTACCTACCAAGAAAGTTAGTTAATAAAGATACTTTGTTTGGTGAAGATACTTCAAGTTCTTTTAATGATGCATATATTATAGAAATGTACCTAGATAACATAGAAGGTTATGAGGGTCAAAAAGAAATGATGACTAGGTTTGGTATTGATATGCAGGATGAAGCTACATGGGTAGTTTCTAAAAGAAGGTTTGAAGAATTAATATCAACAGATCAAAATTTAATCGTTAGTAGTCGCCCTAATGAGGGAGACTTGATTTACTTTCCAGACGGAAAGAAATTATTTGAAATAAGTTTTGTAGACCATGATGATCCATTTCATCAAATACAAAACTTACCAGTATTCAAAATGCGATGTCGTACATTTGAATACAGTCATGAGGATATGGCAACTGGTGTAACTGCAATAGATGATATAGAAACCGCAGAATCACTAGATGCATTAGAATATCAAATTATATTAGAGTCTGGAACTGATTCAGGAACTAATTATTTAATAACAGAAGATGGAGATTGGATTGTAAGTGAAGCTTACAATATAGATGCTGTAGATGAAGGATCTGACTCTGACTTCTTTGAAATTCAAGGTGATTCGATACTTGATTTTTCGGAAAGAAACCCATTTGGTGAGGTAACATAATGCTTGGAAATACATTTTATCACGAAACTATGAGAAAGTGTGTAGTTGGATTTGGCACACTTTTTAACGATATACACATTACCAGAAAAGATAGTTCTGGTAATACAATACAATCTATGAAAATTCCACTTGCATACGGAGCAAAACAGAAGTTTCTAGCTAGATTGACAGAAGATCCTAACTTAAATAAATCAGTCGCAATAACATTACCAAGAATTGGTTTTGAGATTGGACAGATTGCATACGACAGTACACGAAAATTAAATAAAATTCAAAAAGTTAAAAAGGCTGGTTCTGCTGGTAACAAGGTAGATACTCAATATATGCCAGTACCTTATAATATTGACTTTGAATTATATGTCATGTCGAAGAATAGTGATGATGCGTTGCAGATAGTAGAACAAATTCTACCATACTTTCAACCTGACTACACAATCACTATCAACGATATTGTACAGATGAGTAGTAAAAGAGATGTTCCTATTATATTAACTGGTGTTAATTATGAGGACAATTACGAAGGTGATTTTGGAGACAGACGAGCTCTAATTTACACAATGTCTTTTACTGCAAAATGTTACTTGTACGGGCCTGTTATTTCTGGTTCGGTTGTAACAAAAGTACAAGTTGACCAGTATACGGATTCAGCATCAGCTGCACCGAAACGACAACAACGTGTTACTGTTACTCCTTCTCCAGCTTCTGCGGGTCTTGATGATGATTTTGGTTTTAATGAAACATCATCTTTCTTTGAAGATGCAAAGACTTATAATACTGAAACAGGACAGGATGAGGATCAGTAATGGAAAAGATAAACGAGTTACTAGGGATTGCAGATAAAGCGGTAGCCTCCACTAAAACCCAAACCGCTACTGTGATTCCTAGACCTCAAACAAATGAAGAAGATGAGGATGACTTCAAATACAGTAGAGAAAATCTTTACCATATAATTGAACGTGGACAAGATGCACTTAGTGGTATTCTACAAGTTGCACAAGAAACAGATCATCCACGAGCTTATGAAGTCGCAGGACAACTCTTAAAGACTAATGCTGAGAACACAGAAAAATTAGTCAATCTCCAAACTACAAAAAAGAAACTTAAAGAGACAGATCAACCTCAACGTGTTACTAATAACAATTCTTTATTTGTTGGTTCTACTCAGGAACTTCAACAACTAATAAAGAATAAAAAGTAATGCCAGACGTATATCGTGATAACCCGAATCTCAAACGGGCTAATGTTCAAATCCAATACACTAAAGAACAAGTACAGGAGTACCAAAAATGTATGGAAGATCCTGTTTACTTCACAGAAAATTATATCAAAATAGTAAGCTTAGATAAGGGTTTGATACCTTTTAAGCTCTATGAATTCCAAAGACAGATGATGTGGACTTTCCATACGGAAAGATTTACCATCTGCAAACTTCCAAGACAGTCTGGAAAATCTACCACAATTATTGCATATCTATTACACTATGCACTTTTCAACGAAACAGTCAATGTTGCTATCCTTGCAAACAAAGCTGTTACTGCAAGAGATTTACTTGGTAGACTTCAACTTGCATACGAACATCTTCCAGATTGGTTACAACAAGGAGTCATGACATGGAACAAAGGAAGTCTAGAACTAGAAAATGGCTCAAAGATTCTTGCCAGTTCAACTTCTGCCTCTGCGGTTCGAGGAGGTTCTTACAACATAATCTTCCTAGATGAGTTTGCATATGTTCCTAATAACATTGCAGCCCAATTCCTAAGTTCTGTATATCCTACAATTTCTTCTGGTAAAGAATCTAAAGTGATGATGGTGAGTACACCAAACGGAATGAATATGTTTTACAAGATTTGGAACGATGCAGAGAATGGTAATAACACTTACGTTCCAATAGAGGTACATTGGAGTGAAGTGCCAGGTAGAGATAAGGAGTGGAAAGAAGAAACTGTTAAGAATATTGGAGAAGAACAATTTCAGACAGAGTTTGATTGTTCGTTCTTAGGTTCTTCTAATACACTAATTCATGCACAAAAGTTATCTGCATTATCACATACTGCACCACTTACCAATAATGCAGGATTAAGAGTATATGAAAAACCAAATTCTGAATCTGCATATGTAGTAACTGTTGATGTGTCTAGAGGAATTAGTAGTGATTATTCTGCATTTGTTGTAATGGATGTATCAGAGATTCCCTATAAACAAGTTGCGGTATATAGAGATAATGAAATTAAACCAATGCATTTTCCACTAATTATATACAAAGTTGCAAAGGCTTATAATCTTGCATATGTGATGATAGAGGTTAATGATATAGGTGCTCAAGTAGCTGATGCAATGCAATTCGATATGGAATACGATAATCTTATTATGACTACACAACATGGAAGAAATGGTCAAATTGCAGGGGGTGGTTTTTCTGGAAAGAAAGCACAGTTAGGTGTAAGGACAACTAAAGCTCTTAAAAAAGTAGGATGTTCTAATTTAAAAACCCTTATGGAAGATGATAAAATATTAGTGAAAGATTTTGATACTATTGCAGAGTTATCTTCTTTTGTTGGTAAAGGGCAGTCATATGAGGGTTCTGATGGTAACTCTGATGACCTAGTTATGTGTTTAGTACTCTTTGCATGGTTGACAGATCAAACCTATTTCAAAGAATTAACGAATATGGATATTCGTAGAAAACTTTGGCAAGAGAAAGAAAATTTAGTTGACCAAGATATGGCTCCATTTGGTTTTGTTTTAAATGGAGTAAATGATGAACATGGAGAAAAGATTGGTGAAACTATAGATGAATTTGGTTCAGTCTGGAATCCAGTAGTATCTTCTAATAGGGAATATCTAGAGGATTGGTGATAATTGAATATCATTCTTCAATTTAGCCTCACAGTTTAAACATACAATTTTATTCTTTTGTATCCGTTCCAAAATCGGTAATCGAAGTCTTTCTCTGAGTCCTTTCTGTCTTGAAATGATTCTGATCTCTTTGTTGTCAGGGTAGAATGCCAACGTACACGTTTCTGTTTCCCCACAGTATATACACGATTTATCTGCAAGTAATTCGTTAATCCATATATCACGTTTTCTACGAGCCTTTCTAACTCCTTCTTTGATTGTTTTCTTGTATTTCTTGTAATGATCCATAAAAATATTTATAACCCAAAAATGTTATAAATACCCTCTCTGAAAAACCCTAAAAGTATAAATACTTTCAATAACATTTCTATTAAGGAGATTGGAATGGCGTTTCAAGTTTCACCTGGCGTACAGGTAACAGAAAAAGACTTAACAAACGTAGTTCCAGCTGTCGCAACATCGATTGCTGGTATAGTAATGGCCGCACAAAAGGGGCCAACTGATTCTATAACTGCAATCTCATCCGAAGAAGAATTGGTTCAAATTTTTGGTGAACCTCAGTCCACAGACAATCATTATGAAGATTGGATGGCAGGAGCTGCTTTTCTAGGATACGGCAACGCATTGAGGGTCGTAAGACCAGCAAGTGGAGCTGTGAATGCTGTGTCTACTGGTACTGCAATTTTGATTAAGAACACAGATCACTACAGAGATGGTGATGGTAGTACGGGCCCCTACGATGGTGGGGAAGCTTCCGTAGGACAATGGGCAGCAAGAACTGCCGGTGCTTGGGGTAATAGTATAAAAGTTGCTATGTGTCCAAGTGCATCAGAATTTGAAGAAACATTTGCTGGAGCAGAAAATACTTTAGGTGTTGTAGAAACTGCACTTGCCGTTGGTGACACAACTTTTGTTGCAGATAACAATAGTAATGGTGGTACTGGTGGTGCAAAATACAATGTCGGTGATATTATTCACTTTCATGAAGCAGATGGTTCTGAGTATAAAGTAACAGCAATTAGTACTGATACTGTAACTTTTGAAAGATTTGGTACTGCAAATAAAGCTGGTGGTGTAAGATCCATTATTGCAGATGCAACTAATGTTCGTAGGAGATGGGAATTCTACGATCAATTCTCTGCAGCTCCAGGCACATCAACATTTGTCAATGACAGATCTGGTGTTTCAACAGCTGATGAGATGCACATCATTGTAATAGATGAAGATGGTGATATTACTGGAACTCCCGGCGAGATTTTAGAAAAATACGAAGCAGTATCTAAAGTTTCAGATTCAAGAACAGCAGAAGGTGCAACTAATTATTATGCAGATGTACTTTACAATAGTTCATCTTACATATATTGGATGGATCATCCTACTGGTGGTGCGGGAACTGGTTATGGTAATACTGTATCTGCACAAGGTGTAACATTGTATTCTGCATCAGCTGAAGTAATTACTTCAATTTCACTTGTAAGTGGTGTAGATGATTATGCACTAACAGAAGGAGAAATCAAGGATGGAATTGACCGATTCAAAGATACAGAAACAGTCGATTTAAACCTTTTCATTTGTGGTAAAGCCTCTGCAACTAAAGCCGGAAATGCTTTAGATATGTGTACTGATAGAAAGGATGCAGTTGCATTCGTTTCACCAGAACTTTCAGATGTTGTTAATGTTGCAAATGAAGTAACACAAACATCAAATGTCAAAGCATTCTTTGACGGATTAACATCAACATCCTATGGTATGTTCGATAGTGGTTACAAATACACATACGATAAGTACAATGACACTTATCGGTATATTCCACTAAACGGAGATATGGCAGGATTATGTGCAAGGACAGACCTTGTTGCAGATGCATGGTTCTCGCCTGGAGGTTTTAATCGTGGACAAATAAGAGGAGTTGTAAAACTTGCTTATAACCCACAGAAAGCTAACAGAGACATCCTGTATCGTGCAAGGATAAATCCAATATGTTCATTTCCAGGGCAAGGTACAATCTTGTTTGGAGATAAAACTGCACAATCAAAACCAAGTGCGTTTGATCGTATCAACGTAAGACGATTGTTCATAACAATAGAAAAAGCAATTTCAACAGCTTCTAAATTCCAGTTATTTGAGTTCAACGATGAATTCACAAGAGCAGGATTTAGAAATATGGTTGAACCTTTCTTGCGAGATGTACAAGGTCGTAGAGGTATCACAGACTTTTTAGTTGTATGTGATGAGTCAAACAACCCAGGCAGTGTTGTTGATCGTAACGAGTTTGTCGCAGACATTTTTGTTAAACCTGCTCGGTCTATTAACTTTATTTCATTAAACTTCATTGCCACGAAAACTGGTGTTGCGTTTAGTGAAGTAGTTGGGGCATAGGAGGAAACATGGCAAACATAAACGATTTTAAAGCAACATTAAAAGGTGGTGGTGCAAGAGCTAATCAGTTCTCAGTAACTATGCCTTTCCCAGGCTTTGCAGCTGTAGGTGGAGAGTCAAGAACTATGTCATACTTGTGTAAAGCAACTAATTTGCCCGGCATGACATTGGGTGAGGTTGCGGTTCCATTTAGAGGTCGTGTTCTGTATATTGCAGGAGACAGAACTTTTGAAACATGGACTACAACTATCATGAATGATACTGATTTTGCAATTCGCAATGCAATGGAAAGATGGATGAATGAAATTAATTCAATGTCTGATAATAGTGGATTGGAAAATCCTTCTGATTATCAAGTTGATTCTTTCGTTGACCAACTTGACAGAGCAGGACAAGTAATCAAATCTTACACTTTCAGAGGTTTATTCCCAATAACAATAGCAAATATTGATTTGGGTTATGATACTAATGATGCTGTAGAAGAATTTGAAGTAACATATCGCTATCAGTTTTTTGAAACAAATACTACCAGCTAATAGTTCGTATAAATATTTACATTGATAAATTGAGTACGGAGTGTTATGGCACAATTATTTGGATTTCAAATTACAAGATCTTCTAAGGAAAAGGGAGAGCAACCTAGTTTTGTTCTCCCTAACCCTGAAGACGGGGCGACTACCTCTGCTGGGTTTTATAGTGAATTTTTAGATATAGAGGGTCAGACTAAAAATGAAACTGACCTTATTAAGCGGTATAGATCAACTTCAGAACATCCAGAATGTGATCTCGCAATCGAAGATATTATTAACGAATCAGTAAATACAGAAGAATTAAAATCTCCTGTATCACTTAATGTTGATAATCTTCCCTATTCCACTAAAATCAAGCAAAGAGTTAAAGAGGAATTTGAACAAGTATTGCACTTGTTGGATTTCAATAATAAGGCACATGATCTTTTTAGGCGATGGTATATTGATGGAAGAATTCATTTTCATAAAATTATAGATGAAAGTGAACCACAAAAAGGAATACAAGAATTAAGATATATTGATGCTTTAAAAATAAAAAGAATAAGAAAAGTAGAAAAGGATATAACACCTAAAGGTTCACCTACTTTAACTGTATTAGAAGATTATTATGTATACAATGAAGGTGGATTAACTGGTAAAGATAGTGGAAGTGCAGCTAGTGGAACTCTTAAAATTACCGCAGATGCAGTTGCAAATTGTCCTTCTGGACTATTTGACCCTTCCAGAGCTTTAGTACGTTCTTATTTACATAAAGCAATTAAGCCTGTCAATCAATTAAGAATGATTGAGGATGCGGTAGTAATTTATCGTATTGCAAGGGCTCCAGAACGTAGAATTTTCTACATTGATGTTGGTAATCTACCTAAAGTAAAGGCAGAACAATATCTAAAAGATGTCATGAATCGTTATCGTAACAAGTTGGTGTATAATGCGTCAACTGGTGAGATAAAGGATGATAGACAACAAATGAGTATGTTGGAAGATTTCTGGTTGCCTCGTAGAGAAGGTGGTAGAGGTACAGAAATTACTACATTGCCAGGAGGTTCAAATCTTGGTGAAATAGATGACATACTATATTTTCAAAAGAAATTATATAGATCCCTAAATATACCTATCAGTCGTTTAGAGACTGAAAGTGGATTTAATATGGGTCGTGGTGCAGAAATAACAAGAGATGAAGTAAAATTCACTAAGTTTGTTCAGAAACTACGAAAGAAGTTCAATGTTCTTTTTAATAATATCCTTAAAACACAATTATTACTCAAGGGTGTTGTTGCTGAAGAAGATTGGTTAAGTATCAAGGATAATCTTTCATATATGTATATGAAGGATGGACATTATGCAGAAATGCGAGATATGGATCTATTGCGTGACCGCTTAGAAGTTTTAGGTACATTAGAACCATACATTGGACAGTATTTTTCTAAGAAATACGTTCAAAAACAAGTATTCAGAATGTCAGACGATGAAATTGACTCCATGCAAAAAGAAATGGATGCAGAACCAGAGCCTGAAGAAGATGAGGAAATATAACAATAACTTGGAGATAAATTATGAGTGAAGTACCAGATATGATTTCAGCAGTAGTTGGAGACAACAAATTAGAAGCAGAAACCCATTTTAAAAATACAATGTCAACAAAAATAGGGGCTGCATTAGATTTAAAAAGAGTCGAAGTAGCGAATTCTTTAGTTCAAAATCAACCAGAACCAGAACCAGTAGAAGATACTGCCGATGAAACAGTTTAAAGAATTCAATACATGGGTCGTAGAGAAAGATGAACATAAGAAATCATCTACTTACAAGAAACTTACACCTAAAATGAAAAAGGCCGTAGATGATGTCTTTTCCACAATGGAAAAAAGTCCAAGTGATTTTCTAAGTACATTTGATAAGAATGTAGAGAAAGTTGCAAAGAAACATGGTGTAAAAGTTAAAGATATTATGAATTATTTTGATAAAGAAATGCTAACAATTTAGGATAAACTATGGCAAATTCAATTATAAATTCACATAGAAAAAGCACTTTACACATAGATACTACTGATGGTGCAATAACCTTAGCTGAACTCACCGCATCTGGTGAAGCTACTGTTACAAACGCAGCTATTGTCGATATTTTCTGGCAAACTGCAACTTCAATTACAATAGATAGGGGTGGTACTGCCGTTCATGCATTTACAGGAACAGGACATTGGAATTTAGGTGCAGCTGGAGCTGTTTTGTCAGGAGACAATACAGAAGATATAGGTATTACAGTATCGGGTGATTCTTATGCCGTTATTGTTGTACACAAATCATACTAATAAGGGGTATACATGAAATTAATCACAGAAATGTATGACGATTTTGAAATTCTTACTGAAGGTAAGAGTGGAAAAGATCTAAAAATCAAAGGGGTTTTCATGCAGGCCGAAACCAAAAATAGGAATGGTCGAATGTATCCTCTTGATACTTTAACAAAAGAAGTTAAGAGATATAATAAGGAACTAGTCGAAAAGAAACGTGCTTTTGGAGAGTTAGGACATCCTGACGGCCCAACAGTCAACTTGGACAGGGTTTCTCATTTAATCGAAGAACTTTATCCTGAAGGTAATAATATCATCGGGAAAGCAAAGATTCTTGACACACCTAATGGTAAAATTGTCAAAGAATTGCTAAATGCAGGTGCAAAACTTGGAGTCTCTAGTAGAGGAATGGGAACACTTGAAAAGAGGGGTCAAACTAATGTAGTTAAAGACGATTTTTATCTTGCAACAGCAGGAGACATCGTTGCTGATCCGTCTGCACCAGAAGCGTTTGTGGAAGGAATAATGGAAGGAAAAGAATGGATTTGGGATAATGGAATACTCAGAGAGTCCGAAGTTGCCCGTATTCATAGAGTTGCTTCCGAAAATAAAAAGGTGGAAGCCTTTGAAATGTTTCTTTCAAAACTCTAATTTTATAAATATAATTAATCAAAACTTTACAAGGAGACTTAAAATGTCTGAAGAAACTAAAGAAATGGAAGAAGTGGTAAAATCAGAAGAAGTCGAAGAAGAAGCTGTTTCAGAAATGAAGTACATGAAATCAGCGACTAAACATGACGGAGATGATGCTGCCAAGAAGAATCCAGATATGGCCAAAGACGTAAAAAAGGCTAAATTGAATAAAGAAGAAGATGAATCTGACGAAGAAGAAGAAGATTCTGAGGAAGAAGAAGAGCAGACTAAAAAGGAAGCTCTTGAAATTCCTAAATTAAAATCAGAAATTCTTGCTGGTCTAGTTGATCACCTAAAGGGTCTTAAAAAAGAAGATCTTTCTAAAATCTATGGTTCACAAGTCATAGGTGAAGAAGAAGGTGATGATGAAGATGATGAGGAAGAAGAAGATCCAGAAGAATCAAAGAAAGTTAAAGAGTCCATTGACCAAAAAATCGAAGATTTAGATGTTTCACAAGATGTTGAAGCGTTGGTTCAGGGGGAAGATGAACTTTCCGAAGATTTTAAGACAAAAGCTGCAACTATTTTTGAAACTGCAATTAAGTCAAAAGTTCGTTCTGAATTAGAAAAAATACAGGAGGAAAACGACAAGCAGATGAAAGAACTTGCAGAAACCTCAATGACATCTATGGTTGAGAAGGTCGATGACTATCTTAACTATGTTGTTGAACAATGGATGTCTGAAAACGAACTTGCTATTGAGCGTGGACTCAAAGGTGAGATTGCAGAAGATTTCATTAGTGGTCTAAAAGGATTATTTGAAGATCACTACATTGATGTTCCAGATGAAAAGTATGACATTCTGGAAGCCAATTTGACTAAGATAGAAGAATTGGAAGATAAACTAAACAAACAGATGGAAGAAAATGTCCAGTTGAAAAAAGCAAAAGGTGAACTTGTAAAAGAATCACTTATTGTTGATATTGCTGATGGGATGACTGATACTGAAACTGAGAAGTTCCAAAGTCTGGTTGATGATGTTGAGTTTTCCGATGAAGATTCTTACAAAGAGAAACTTCAAACGATTAAGGAAAGCTATTTTGGAACTGGAAAAGTAGAAGCGAAGGAAACTGAGGTTCTTACTGAAGAAGGTTCACAAGAAACTCAAGAGGTGTCTGGTGAGATGGCAAAGTATATGTCTGCCATTAAAAAAGACAACACTCGAGCAAAAAAATAATATCTGAAAAACTTTAAAGGAGTAATTTATGTATAATTCAGAGCAACTCCAAGAGAAGTGGCAACCAGTATTGAATCATCCTGATCTCCCTGAGATCTCAGATTCTTACAAGCGTGCGGTTACCGCAGTTATCTTGGAAAACCAAGAACGAGAAATGAAAGAGCAACGCACAATGCTTGCTGAGGCAGAAATGTCCACAGCTGATGCAGTTGCAAACTGGGATCCAGTTTTGATTTCTCTAGTACGTCGCGCAATGCCTAACTTGATGGCATATGACATTTGTGGTGTGCAACCAATGAGTGGCCCCACAGGACTTATTTTTGCTATGAAAGCAAGAATGGGAGAAGGTGCAACATCCGTTGCAGAAGCCCTTCATGATGAAGCTGATACTGCTAAGTCTAGTGCATTTGTTGCAGCTGACGCACAAGCAGGTACAGAGCCTGGTGTCCTTAACGGAGGTCAAGCTTCTGTTACAACTCAGGCAGGAGATCCAGACATTTGGGGTATTGATACCGCTGGTGTTTATAACGTAAAACCTGCTGATACTACAGCTTCAGGAGAAACCTATGATGACTCAGGTGCTCCAGTATTCCAAGACATGGGATTTACCATTGAGAAATCAACAGTTACAGCAAGGACACGTGCCCTGCGTGCTGCGTACACAATGGAACTTGCACAAGACCTAAAAGCAATTCATGGTCTGGATGCAGAATCCGAATTGTCAAACATTCTCAGCACAGAAATTCTTGCTGAAATCAATCGTGAAGTAGTTCGTACTATCTACATTACTGCTGAGAAAGGTGCTATCGCAACTTCTTCGGCTGGTATTTTCGA